CTGCTGCTAATTCATCTGATTCCGCTGCTGAAGTGAAAGCTTTAGCTGCTGGCATTTTAGTGCCATCACCTACACCGATTTCTGAAGATACATCATTCTCTTGAGTCATTTCTACTTCTTCTTCACTTTCATCGCCTTCTAATTCCTCTTGTAATTTTTTAGAAAGCATAGATTGTAATTTAGGAGTAAAAGCCTCTTCAAGAGCGATTTTTGCGTTTGCTAACGCCGTTTCACGAACAGCCTTAGCATCCGCGATTGCTTCTTTCAAAAGTTTACTATTCATTTTACTTTTTGATTGTGTTAGGCTAATGAGTGTGTGCCTAAATAAGATTATTTGATTATATGTGATTCCATATGAGATGGAATATTCGAATCAATTACATATAAGTATGTAACAATTATAGAAAACTAAAGAAAATCGAAATTATTTTTTCTTTTTGCTTTTTCTTTTTGTAATCTTTTCTTTACAGAAGGTTTTAAAAATTCCTTCCTTTCACGCAATTCCTGCGTTATTTTTAGTTTAAAAACTTTATTTTTGTAATCTTTAAGAGCCTTTTCTACATTACGATGACTCTCTTCTTTGGATGAACCTTGCTTAACTTTTATTACGATTCGTGCTGGCATATTATGCTAACTCTTCTATAATTTCTCTAATTAAGTGTTGTGTTTTACACCAATCTCCACATACATCTGTTCCGTATGTTTCGTTAATAGGTTGCTTATTAGATACTGATTCATTTAGGTTTTCCATAAATGCACCTTGAGTTGATGGGTTAGATACAAAATCCCACCCAATCAATTCAAAATCTTCAGCCACCATTACTTTATTATCTCCAATGGATTGAACTGAGCCCATACCTCTACTTGAGATACCTAAACGGATTCCCGCTTTTAATAATTCCTTTAATATGTTACCAGATGGAGTTGGTAATATCTCTACGACACCTACCACATCATCTCCTTTCCAATAGCATTCTCTTATGTTATGGGATACATTCTTCAAACTAACTACAGATGATTCAGGATGGTCTAATTCTCCCAACGCTCTCTTCTCTGTAATAAGTTGTTGATATTTCTTAACTTCTCTTTCTAATATGTCTTTAGGATACACTCTACCATTTTGGTTTTGAGCATCCGCTCTTTGTAATACACCTTTAACCAAAACTACTCCGTTTTCGTCTTCGTTAATCTTTCCCTCAAATAATTTTGTTTCTATTAAAAGTGATTTCATTTTAATTATTTATTACCGACTCATTATATGCATAATAACCAATACCAGATGGAGAAACTATTTTTCCAGCGTTGAATGCTTTTTCAACTTTACTTTTTAATTTTTGTGCATCTTGTGATGTTCCAGTAGTTAAATAACTCATAACAACTTCATCACCGATAAGGAAACTAACTTCTAAAACAAAAGTAACATCACTCTTTTTGTTAATTTTGATACCCTTTAATTTTAATGGCTCCGAATAGAAGTTTACTGATTCGACAACAATTCCGTTTTCATCTCCTCTTTTAGCAGTTTTGATACCACCTTCGATTGAATCTAATTTATGTCTAACTTTCTTTGAACCTGTTATCTTACCTTTTTGGTCACATGGTGCTAATGTTGCAGTAGTATCATCCATTTCAACAACTTTGTAGTATTTACCACCTTCAATTCCTTTTAATCCAGTAAATCCCTGTCCATAAATTATAGAATTTACATATAAACTAGTTGGGTATTTTGCTTCGTTTACGGATTCTTTGAATATTTTTGTTATTACACCACCATCTACATAATCAGGTAGCATTTTATCTAAATCTTCAGCCGAAACCATTTTTAATTTTTCAATTTTATCAGCAAATCCTTTTGTTTCCTTATGATTTCTCATTCTATCAGCAATAACTTTAGCATCAACTTTTTTAGTAGGAAATGCTTCGTTTACTTTTGAGATATTGTACATATTACCTGCACCACTCTTAACTAAAGTTTCACCTTCTTTACTTAATATTTTAGTTTGAGGTAAGTGTTGTTCACCTTCAGTTTTTGCACCAGCTCTTAATTTAGATAAATCATCACCATCAACTTTTCCGTTTTTATTCAAATCTATTTTTTGTTGAGCCGCTGATAATTCCCCTTCTGTTTTAGTTCCTGCTCTTAATTTAGATAAATCATCTCCATCTACCTTTCCGTTTTTGTTTAAATCTATCTTTTGTTGCTTAGCAGTTAGTTCATCTTCTTTAAGTGTTTGTAATCTCTCCGATACACCTTTCCAAGTATCTTCTACTTTATTGAAGAATGCTTTCTTTTCTTCATCTGATTTGAATTCATCTGGTGAAGATACCCCGTGCTTTTTTAGCATAGCTTTAAAGAATGATTGATAATCCTTTTCTTCTTGTAATACTTCTCCAACGATGTTTCTTAATTGCTCTCTAGTTATTTTCATAGGGATTCCTAATTTATTTTCTTAAGGTGGTTACATTTTTACCAATGTTAGATAACCTTTCCTTTATTCTATAAATATGGTGATTAGTTCTTTTCCAAAAGTTTTCACCTTTTAGAGAGTTCTCTTTTTTGATTTTACCATACCATTCTAAGAATTTTTCGATTTCATCCACTTTTCTACGAATTTCCCTAACACCTAATCCAATCTTTTGGTTCGGAGTCATTGTTTGGTCTAATCTTAATTTTTGAAATCTATTTTCGTTAACTGCTGAATATCCAGTTAAACTCGCCATCTTCTTAGTGTATCCACTTTTGTGCTGACCATTATTAGAAAATGCACGAGGAGTATCGTACCCTGCTACATCTCCTGTAACAGTTATCTCCTTTTTTAATTCATCTTCCTCTTCCTTTTCTATTTCAGAAAGGATTTCTCTGATACTATTTTTTAGTTGCTCCAACTGTGTTGACATTCCTTATTTCTTTTAATAATTCATATGTAAGCATTAAAACTGAAACTTGCTTATCTTGATTTTCTTTAAGAAATTTATCTGATTTATATAATTTAATCATCTCAGATATTTTTATCTTAGTCACTTTATCATTAATAATCTTTGATTCCTTTACCAAGTTATTAAGAACTTTCTTAGTTTCCTCTTCTATAAATTTTGGGAATGCTGAAGTATTGGTAACATTATTTATGAATTCTCTCAATAAACCTTTCTGAGAATCATCTAAATTAGAATACTTCTTATTGAAGCTTTCTATTAATAATTTATAAGTTAACAATCTTAAATCTTCCGATTGTTGTTTAAATGATTCATACAATGCATCAGAAGGTTTCGTTGGGATTCTTTTGTTTACAATATGTTCTAATATAGTATTGTTAGAATCAATAAAATCTCTAATCTCAACTTTTCTACCTAACGTTTTTGTTTCAAATACCTTATAAACAGAGGCTAATAATTTATAATTCTGTAGGTTCGATGATAGAAATTTATCTAAATCATACGATTCCTTTATCGTTTTGATAAGATTATACTTTTCTTTGTTTAGTTTATTCTCATCTAACTTTACTCTTTCCTTAGCCACTTCTTCTAAGAATAACTTAGCATCATCAATCGAAGAATACTTTTCTTTAACTATTTGATTGTATAATCTCAATTCTTTAGCCAACTCTTTGTTTGAACTAAAAAATTCCTTTATAATCTTCTCAGACAGATTTTTTGTCGAATTTGATAATACCTCTTGCGTAATTTGCTTGACGAGTAGTTCAAACAAAATAGCGGTATTCTTAAACTTTGAGTGTTTAACTTTCATCAGAATTTATTATTTTTCTTTACTATATATGTAAATATTACTTCTATAAATATTAGGAAACTTTGAATAAGTGATTTTTACACATCTGGTAAGATATTATTATCATCTAATAATGAACCCGTATCATCACTTAATCCATTTATATCCTCTCTTATAATCTTTTTACCTGCTTTCCTAGTGTTATTTGATTGAATTTTATTTCGTATCCCATCTCTTAATTTCTTATCTTTATCAGAAATACTCTTAAGTTTTTCACCGATTCTCTTATAACGAGTTTCCCTTCCAAAATTACGAGTGATATCTGCTTTACCCAATGGGTCTCTTCCAAACGCATTATCATCAGTTCCATTATCACCTGTCATTTGAGGTCTACCACCCAATTTACCATTCTCTATACTAGCATCAGCCGCTTCTTGAGTAGGCTGTTCATCATCTGGCTCTGCCATCATACCTGATTCAGGTTGTTCCTCTTCAGCCGGTTGTTCACCTTCTGCTGGTTGTTCACCTCCAGGTTGCTCTTCGTATGGGTCTACACCTTCTTGCTCAATCTTATTTAATCTGTTTATATCAAATGTATCATATACCACATTAACAGATTCTTCAGCAATTTCCTCTTCTGATAATTTGAATATGTTGGTATAAATCCAATTATTAGATAACAACTTTAATGCTTTCATATCAGTTGCCAATCTAACTTTTTCCGCCCATAGGTTGATTTTTTCTTGCTCATAGATTGTAGATGGGTTAGTTAATTCTAATTTGAAATCAACCGCATCCATACCCTCAACTCCCTGAGCAATCAAATGTGCGATAGCTACCTGAGTTAATTCAGATACTACCACTCTTTGAATTCTTTCAATAGTTCTAGCGAAACGAATATCCTCCGCTGCTAATGTAGCTTTACCATTAATATCCTCTTCATATCCTAAGAAAGCTTTTGGAACTTTAAGTGCTGCAAATAGTTTAGCTTTTAAATAATCGATATCTTCTATAGCAGTATATTGTAACCCACCTAATGTATCAATTGAAGTTCCACTATCTCCACCTCTCACAGGCATAAAGAAATCCTCTGTGATGTTCATCATATTATACTTAAGATTATAATCACCCGTCTTTTGGTCTTGAAAAGGAGTTTTCTTAATCTTATTAATAATCTTCTGCATGTAGTTATCAACCTCTTGAGGAGGAATGTTACCTATATCAATTTTAAATATTCGTTTCTCAGGTGCTCTCATAATACGATGTATCATCATCGCATCTTCCATCAATGTAATTTGCTTCCACAACCTTCTTGCGTTCTCAATCATTGATTTACCATAAGGTAAGTAGTTTGTATCTGAGTATAATCGTAAGTGAGCTACCTCAAAGTTATCATATTCATGCTTACCCAATCTATCCGGGTCAATGGTGAATTTGATACCTTCTTGTCTTCTATTAACTCTAGTTGGGTCGTTTAATCCTTCAGTTCTAGTTACATGATACACCGATTGTGGGTGTACGTTAACCACACCTTCTCCTTCGGCTATCTCTAATACAATAAAACAATCACCATATTTAGTTAAGTTTCTAACCCACGGCCACAAATTGAACTCTATGTTCATTGTATCATAGAATAAACTTTCTAATATTTCTTTAACCTGCTGATTTTCTGTTTTTATAGTAAGAACATCCCCATACTCATTCTTAGTAGTAGATTCATCTGCATAGATATCCAACGCCGATGCTATGATTGGGTCGTTATCCATCGCATCATAATCTAAGAATAACTCTCTACGAATTACTTGATATGATAATTGAGTTTGATACACATCCTGTGTATATCCTGATTGTAATCTATAAAATCTATCCTTTAACGATTTTAAGTTAGTTACCTGTTGACTGTTTTCGGTATCAATAACTCTCGTTCTGTTTCCTTCTTTTTTGACAATAACACCGGTCGAAAAGACCTTTCGTAATCTATCAAAAAAAGAATTGCTGTTTTCTGCCATTTTTTATATTATTTTCTATAATTCTTAAAACTATATTGTATATACATATATATAGAGAATTTACACTAAAACATTAATATATAAGTAAACTTATTATAAATATCAAAGTAACCATCTTATATCTTCTTTTTCACCACCGAAATCCATTTCATACGGATTTTGTTTAAAAGTTTGATGATTATATACCCCCATTTCGTTTCCTGTGGATGCAAATGAGTTTAATCCTTGTTTAGCTAAATCTATTCTTTCTTGTCTTAAACGTAGTGCGGTATCCCTCACCCATAACCCAATCGCTAAACACATTGTTAAATCATCATTATACCCTCTCATAGCTTCCGCTCTGTTTGTGAACCATATAAAAGTAAATAACTCATCAATTGTTCTCATCGATTGGATTACTACCGATTTTTCTCTAAAGTATTCATCCAGTTTAGATATCATAAGGGGACGAGTTTTCGCCGATGTTGTGAATCCTGCTACCTGTCTTCTATCCTCTGCTCCGTGTCTGTTAGTATATTGTTTTTCTACATCGATATATGTGTAATCCGATGTTTGATAATATAGATTGTTATACCCCCTATCTATTATTTGTTGTAGTGCCGCCCATCCAATATTTGCGTTCTCTACAACTAATAGTGCATTATTATAATCAGTTGATACCGAAACTAAGAAGTTACCAAATTCCTTTGTATCTATCTTACCTCTGTATTCTGCAACCTGAACATTATTAACCACATCCATAACGTGGAAAGCTGAGTAGTCGGTTGCATCACCTCTGGCAACATCGGCTACAACCATATAGGATTTATTGTAATCAGGATATTCCCATTTCCAATAGTTTCCATCCCATCCACCTTTTTCAACCGGGTCTTTAACAAATGTTTCCTTATACCACATTAGGATTTCAGGAGAAATTACCGTATCACCGGAAGATATAAAGTCACAATCACACTCTTGTGCTGCCAACTTTTCTCCCAATACTTTTGTTTGCTCATCTCTCCATCTCTGGTCTCTCTCAGGATGAAGTGACCAATGTAGATAGATTGGGTTGAACTCATTTGTCCCTTCCTCTGAACCTACCCATTGTTTGTGAAACCAATTACCAACACCATTTGGTGTAGAAAGTGCTATACAACTACCACCCGTTGATAGGGCTGGAGTTGCCGATGCCCAAATCTCATTGATATCTGGTACGAAAGCCGCCTCATCAACAACTAATAGTGATAGGGCTTCCGAACGACCTGCATCAGGTGAGGATGGAATAGCCTTTACTTGTGAACCATTTACTAATCGTAATGAAAGTTTGTTATCCTCTTGAGTTGCTACCTTTAACCAACTCGGTAAGTTATCATACATAACCCTTACCTTTGTTACTAAGTTCTTAGCAACCTCCTGCTTAATCGCAATAACAAGTACGTTGTAATCTTGATTGAATATCATCTTCCACAAAGAATAACCAGCGGTTAATGTGGAAATACCCGTTTGACGGGATTTTAGAACTAAATTATATCGATGGTCTTTAAATTGTAATAAAGTTTTTTCCTGATATGGAAACAACTCAAACCTTAATTTACCTTTTGTAGGATGTTGAATCTTACAATATTTACGCATGAAATATACGGGGTCTGCCGCACATTTAACATACTCTTGTCTGATTACATCTTTTAAAGATAATTTTTTATCCTCCATTAAAATATTCTGTTTATGATAGGATTGTCGAGTTCCCTCAATTTAGTATCATATATAACTATATCTTCTTCTAATTCTAACAATCCTCTATCAATATTAGTAATTTCTAATTCCATATCAGCTTTCATTTCATCTATTGGTTTTGGTAAATGCCATACTTCAGTTTTTCCATTTTCTAAGATATATTCATAATGAGGTTTAAGTTCTTTTATACCACTTTGTATCTGTTCCTTAGCTTCCTTTGCTTTAGCAATTGCTCTACTAAATACTCTATAGTTCTTATACTCTTCAAATACTCCTAGTTTG